TAGTTAGTTTAGGAACTTTTCAACAGTTAAAACTTCTTGCTTTTTTCTCTTTAGGCAAAATGGCAGAAAGGCCAAATCTAAAAGGTTATGCTATTGGTGATTTGTTGTTAAAAAATTATCATCAGAAAAAAATTTATAAAATAAATTATGGTGGATCAGAAGGTGAAAATATTCCTTTTCTTTTAAACGGAGGAGTTATTGAAGGTAACAATATTTGGAGAGTAGACGATCAAAAATATTTTTCAGGGACAAGAAATCCTACGACACAAGCACAGTTTGGATTAAGTAATCCAGTGCCAAATATGTCATATTTTAGATTACCTTTTGAAATTGCTAGAACTCCTAGAGATCCAGATGATAGTGATTTAAGACCTGCTGGTAGGGTGACGTTAAAGAAAAGAAGAAAGTTATTAGGCAAATGGCCTATTAGAGCAGGTTTTATTACAGGTGGAAATACTTCTCAAAGAGCAGGCGAACAAAAAATAACTGTTGGGTCACAACTTAGATATCAACTATTAGGTAGCGGTGATTTAGGAGAAGGATTATATGATGGCATTGGTTATCATCAAGACATTCACGATATTCTTGGGACGAGAACAAAGCATAATAAAGACCAATGGGATGATTTAACCATGAATCCTCATGGTGTTGATGATATTAATGCAGCAACTAAAACCATAAGAGAAAGTGCTGATGGGGCTATTTCTGAACAGGAACAATATATGGCAGGAACTGCATTAGTTAATTGTTTTGCCATATTGGAAGGAGATAATACTCAATCTGGAATCCCTTGGAATGGTACTTTTACAAGAGAATATTATTTTGAAGTTTTAGAAGAAGGTTATTACCATGCAAGTCCTTCAGCAGCTTTAGGAGAACACATTAGTAATCCTAATTGGAAAAGACCTGAAACAGGTTTCCCTAATGCTCTTTTCTTTAGTGTTAAACCAAACAGACCTAATGATGACGATAAATTTTGGTATGAGCAAGATATTAAAGAAATGTATGAGCCTTATGAAAGATATGTATTACAAAAGGCTACTTTAGGAACTGTTTCTAATAATAGAAATTGCGATATTACTGAAATTGGTTTGAAGTCAAAAGTTTTTAAACAAATGACTTTTCCAAATGTTAATAGTAAGCCTGATGAAGAAACTCTTTTTAGTGTCTACGATGCTAAGTCAACTTTAACTTTAGGTAATGTAAATAAATATATTACTAGATACAGTTTCTTTAAATTACAAATAAAAATTAATGATAATTGGGTGACATTATCACCAAATGATAGTAATCATAGTGGTTTATTTTGTGTTAGAGGAAACACTCCTGAATTTCAATTTAATTATATAAGAATAGATCATCCAAGAGGTCAATACGAGTATAGATTTTTCCCTTGGCCAGGGAATGATGTTATAAAAACTATTATCTCAAGACAAAATGTATCGGTTGTTCCTACTTATGTATGTTTGCTAAATGCAAACAGAGGTACAACTTATGCTGATCTAGAAAATTTTAATTCAAATGGCTTTAATGTAAAATTTGCTGGTAAAAAATATTATCCTTTATCAAGAAATTCTGTAAGTAATCCAGAATGGAATTTGGGTTATCCAAGTAAAGTTTTACTTAATACAAATGATATAACTGAGATACAGTTTACAGGAGAGAATGCGGAACACAGAGCTAATTACGATAATCCTTCTTCTTCTAATCTTCCTTCAGCTTATCCAGTCAAAGTATTAGGAGGTTTTCCTAAAGCTTCTCATCGTGATTATCCAGGTATAACACCAAATAATGACACAATATTTGTTCGTACAGATAATTTTTCAGCCGTAGGACAATATATGTGGACTTTATACATTGATAATGTTGATGTAACTATTAATAAACAAGGTAGACAAGGTCCAGCATGGCCTCAAACAGTAACTAGAAGCACCCAAGACCATACAGGTATTGAATTGCACTATACAAAAATGGATGGGTTGGGAGGCAAGTTTGAACCAGTATTAGATCCTACTCTTGAACATGCTGATAGTGATGGGCATCCTTGGGGCGTTAAAAATTTTTATTACGTTAAAAAAGTAGAGCAAATAGGAACTTTTGCTACTCCAGTTATTAAAGATAAAGAAGTAACTTTAGTCAATGTAGATGTACATAATGACGTTCAGGATACAGATAATACGGCAGCAGCGGGATTAAAAGTAAATTTAAATGTATGGACAAATCTAACTGCTCAAGAAAAAGTAGTTACTGATGCTAATTTTAGATTTTACGCAACTTACAGTATTATTGATCGAGGTAATGATGAATATACAGCTAAAGATATAGTAGCAATCCCTCAACAAACTTATGATGATGGAGATGGTACTCATGTAGTTTTGCCAAGAACATTATTAACACTTGCTGTTACTAAAGGAGAAAGAAATTGGAGTCCAGATATAGAGCATGAATTAAATGCTTATGATGCTGCTTCTGATTTTTGGAAGTATGAAGGAGATCAATCTAGTCATTTAGAAGGTCCAGAACATCTCATAACATACGTAAATGAAATAGTAAAAACTGAAGGAGAAGATAGAGCTACATATGAAGATAGTGCAAAAGAGTGGTCAAATTTTAGTCAATTGTCTGCTTATTTTTCTAAAGGTATAGAAATTTATCGTCTAATAGAAAGATCAAATGGAGCATCAAATTTATTTCCAGATATTGCTTATGCGTTATTAACTGATCCTAAAATTGGTTCTGGTGCTGTCATTAATAAAAAATCAGTAAATGATGATCACATGGAAATTGCTGCAAGATTTTGTAAAGCAAATAAGCTTTTTTGGGATGGAGCTATTTCTCAAAAAATTAATTTAAGAAATTTTATATTTGAACAAGGAATGCAATGTTTATTAGATTTCACAGTTATTGGAGGAAAATTTAGTTTATTTCCTTCTGTTCCATTTGATCAAAATACATATGAAATTAATTTAGATCAATCAATAGACATTAGAGCTATGTTTAGTGATGGAAATATGAAAGATTTACAAGTTGCATTTTTAAGCCCTGAAGATAGGCAAACTTTTAAAGCAAATGTTATTTATCGAGAAGAAGTAGAAAATGGTTTTTCAGAAAAGCAATCTGTAATTATACGTTTAATCGGACAAGAAAACGATGATGATCCAATAGAAACTTATGATTTAAGTGGTTTTTGTACTAGCGAAAAACATGCTGAACTTTTTGCAAAACTTGTTTTAGCAACTCGTAAATTTGTTGATCATTCAATCACGTTTAAAACTGCACCTCATTTTGCTAATGGCATTTTGGCAGGTAGTTATATAAGAGTATTTTCAACGACACAACATACGCAAAGATTTAACAATGGTGCAATTCTTCATAATGGAGAAGTTGTTAGCAAAGATCCTTTAACAGGTAATAACGAATTTTATTGGTGGAGTCCTTCTGTCGTAGAACAAGATTCAAATGGAAACAATGTTTCTATGACTGTTCGGAAGGCAGAAGAAAACTTTAGTAATCCTCTCCCTACCCAATACAGGGGATCGTTGTTTGCATTGGTAGAGACAAATACAAAAGAGCAATGCTATAAAGTTGAAAGTCTTACTTATGGTGAAGAAGGAATGGTTGAAATATCGGCTTCTTTTGCAGAGCTAGATGTCAACGGTAGACTTAAGATGTTTCA